TGGGCTTCCACCACTCTTTTGCCAAGCGGCGATAAACTCGTCATCCGTATAAGACACATAGGTTCCTTACTTTGGTTATTTCAGGTTCACTAGCTTGTAATGGGTTGAGGAGTAGAGTTGCATTAGATCGTCAATTAGGTTTTCCATCATCGTATTATTTTTGGCGATCTTGCTGCGATTAGTAGCGATCCAAGCCAATTCGTCCCGAATCTTGCTGGTTATATCATCCTTTGGCATCATAAGGATACGGACTTCGCCAATCAGGCCATACCAGCCTTGATACGCTTCTACGATGGCATCAATCTTATCAATCAAGCCGTCATAGAACGAGCAAAGGGCGCTATGTTCGCTATAAGACTTTGTAGCCCAATGCGCCGTATGGGCGGCGTTACGCATGGCGAAAACGTGAGATACAAGTTCTTCAATCATTTCAAATATCCTTAATGTGCGTTAAACAGTTTGAGTTTGATAACGCTAAACAAAATAGCAAATGCCCCGGCAATGCTAGCAAGCCATTTCATAAATGACACAACGCCATTGGCTGTTTTCCAAGCCTGAACCAAGCCCTCAATGTCGCTAGATTGCTTGGCAACGGCCTTGGTCAATGCTGCCATATCTGCCTGGAGCAAAGCAATCTGGGTTTCTACTGATTGATCGGTCATTGTTTAAATCCAGATTACGTTATGGTTATGGCTTTAATAGCGCCAACGGTCGTGCCAAATGGGTTTGAAGTAATAGAGCTCCAGGTCCATTGCGTGGTACCATTAAATGTTGCAGACGCCCTAGTAAAGCTGACGCCACCAATCACAAGCGTTGTCCAATTTGGAGACGAAACCGTATTGGCAACCGATAAGGTTACAACTTGCGTCATTCTCCAGAATATGCCGTTTATGGTGTTTGTGCCCCATGCAGTAGGTGCAATGCTACCGCCTAAAACGCCACTAAAACCATAGTTATCAACGCTGCCGCCCGATAGCCAATAGCCAACAGTTAGGTTGCCTGAGTACGGACCCAAGCCACCATCGCCAGCCAAAAGCATCATGCCAATGCCGCTCATTAGGAGACTCCAGCGCCGCTAATGTACCACGCCGTTGCCGTAACCTTGATAATGGTCGCAACAGCGCCCACGGCCAGCGTGCGCGTTCCTGTGGTCGTTCCACCAGCAAGCGTTAGGGTGTCGGTCGTAATTGGAACCGTCCAGGCCACCGTTGCGCCGTTGACGATGGAAATGGTTGTGCCGATTTGGAATGCTACAGACGCATTGGCAGGGATCGTAACCGTTTGCGAAGCCGTAGAACCCGTCAGATAAACGTGATGGCCCGCATCAGCCAAAGCCAAGGTGTAGCTAGTGGTCTTAGCGACCTGGGGGACGCCACGATAGCCAATGCTGCGAACCGAAGTTGGCGAATATGCTGCGGTAAACACGCCATCAGCGCCCATCGTGGTAACGCCAGAAGCACCAAGCGTTGTGAACAAACCAGCCGCCGCAGTCGTTGCGCCGACCGTGCCGTCAATTGCGCCAACGAAACGCGTATTGGCGGTAATGGTCGTCCCAGTAATGGTCGTCCCGGTAATGGCAGCAGCCGCTGTACCGCCAATGGCAGGAGGCGATGCAAAATAAGCCGTGAACCCTGCGCCGCTTACCGTGCCAGACGCCGATAGGGTCGTGAACGCGCCCGTGCTGGGCGTTGTAGCGCCAATGGTGGTGCTGTTAATGGTCGTGCCAGTAATGCCGCCAGAAAGCGTTACGGTGCCTGTAATCGTAAGGTCATTCAGCGTGGCATTAAGACCATAGGCCAATGCATCGCCTGACACCGTGGCCTGGCCGACACCCGTTAGCTTATAGCCGCCCATCTTGATGTTGTTAGTCGGGGTGGATTGCCCGTCCTTGGTCAAGGTATTGGTCAGGCCGTTGCCAAGGTCAGCGGTTAGGGCGTTGAACACGGTAGAACTAATGGTCGTGCCTGTGACAACAGGCTGACCGCTAGTGTTGATATTGAATGTACCAGTGCCGTTGAAACTCATTGTTCTTGATCCTTGTTCAAATCAGCCTGAACAGCGTTATATATCGTTCTTACATTTTTATCATTAGTTGCCAAATCAGCCAACTTTGACAAAGCAATTCGTTTTGTGCCGGGATTTGAAGCCGAATAAATTTTGTTAAGAACTGCAACAGTGTTTTTGTTATATAAAACAGCAGTAGGAATTGATGTTAAAACTGCCGGGGGCAAAGCAACAAGCGGAGATTGCATAAGGCTTCTAAATGCTGTTCCCGAATCTGGAACAGTCTTAGGCAAAACCTCAGAACCTGCTTCAGAAAGATTTTGCATAAGGGCTTCACCCCTTGCGTATTTTGCATTACGAGGCCCACCCTCATAACGCTTAACAGCCGAAGCTAATTGCGCTGGCGTAAAGTTACCACCTGGCGCTCCTGCACTAGCGGATGCTTCTTCAACGCGAATCAATCTGGCCTTAGCAGCATCTGCCGCCTTCTTTCCTGCCAATGCATCTGGATTGGTTCTGGCCAAAAGATTATCTAATTCGGTTCTAAGACCAGAAAGGCGGTTTTGAAGTTCTCGGCCCGTAGGAGAGTTTGGTGCGCTTCTAATTTGAGCGCCAAGTTCTTCATCAACTAGTTTCAATTCTTTACCGCTAATTGGTCCGGTAATGTTTTTGTTAATGTTGTCAATTGCCGTTAGCAAGTCATCATTTAAGCTACCGCGTATAGGCGTTTGCGATGCTGCCGCTAAAGCAGTTGTAAATTGCGTATCTGGCGCAACAGTTACCGCGCCCAAAGCAGCATCATAAGCCTTGCTTATAATTTTATTGGCAGCGGAAATTCCTTTTCTACCAATATCAACATTGGTAGGAAGTTTTGCGCCTAATGGATCAAGGGCCTGATCAATAGCAACCCTGTTATAAGTTTGAACGCCGCGTTTTTGAGCGGTTTTAATAATATCCCCAGCCACAGGTATGCTGGTTGCAGCATCTTCCATACGCTGCAAAGCGCCACCAGTCATTTGCCCTGGTGTCAATTGAACGCCAGCACGAGAAAGTTGCTTGCCAGCCGAAGGATTTGCCAAAGCATTTGCAAGCGCACGACCGCCGCTTTGTGCAATCGGCCTAACAACCGACCTAACAACAGGGGTAGCAATAGCCGAAGCAACGCGCCCTACAGGAACGCCAATAGCGTTTCCTGCAACATCCTTTATTACATTTGTGGCTTGTTGCATGGGCGTTTGAGGTTTTTCCCAACCCATTCTTTGAGCAAGAATGTCATAAGCCTGACCGCCGATACCCGCGCCCAAACCAACACCAGCCGCTTCAGTAGCAACACCACCAAGGCCCATTGTTGGGATAGATGCAAGCCCAGCAAACGGCGCTGCAACCAAACCGCCTACGGTCCCACCAGCAAGCGTCGCTAGTTCTCGACCGTGACGTTTTCCATAATCAATTGCTTGATCTGCAAAAGACGGTTTTGTTTCTTTGGCTTTTGCATCCGTATACATTTGCGCCAAGCGGGCAGCATCCTTAGTGTTGCCGGAATCATGGGCGTTTCTAAGTGCTTGCATAATTTCAGAAGATGAAGCCATTATTTTTTTCCTGGCTTTGGTAGATATTGATTAACAAGATCATCATTAGAAAGTTGTTGTTTACCATTGGGTTGAACAACAGCAGATTTTGCAGAAGTTGTTGGCGCGGGTTTAAACAAATTAGAAACAGCCGTGTCCATTTCTGGAGTCCAAGTAGAACCAGCACGAGTTTTTGCAGTTTGTATTAACTGACCTATACGTTGTATTTTTATTGCTTTTGTCTCAGGTTTATCAGTTATGTTTGGTTTGTAAAAATCTCTTTTTTGTTTAATTTGTTCTTTTGTATAAGCAGCGCCTGTAGCTAATGTCAAAGCAGCGTCAATGATTTCATCTTGTGCGGATGAAACAACTTGTCTATTGCCGCTTTGGGCAAGTTTTTGCGTTGTTTCACCTACAAATGGAATAGCCCCACCAGCAGCCTCTAAAAATCCAACATTGCCAGCAGATGGATCATTTTTAATTACATCTGAAATTGTTTTAGCGGAATTAAGAATTGTATTTGCAAGAAATCCGCCCTGTTGTTCCGCTTGCGTTTGCTTGCCGTTTGGTTTTGGCGTTGGTTGCCCAGAACCTTGGCCCGTTGCACGAACGGTGTTACCACCAGAAGCACGGATAGGTGCGCCAACTCTTGCCCCATAAAGCAAAACATCATCGCCTGGCAGCGACGGCTCGCCTCGTTGTTTACGCCCAAAAGCTTCGGCCCGAATTTGGCTATAATCTGCTCGCTTAACTTCTTTAGGCGTCAAAATGTCTTTTAAGAAATTTCCAGCCGCCTGCGGATTAACATCCACTATTTGTGCATAAGCCGATTTTTGTTCGTCAGTTAACCCAGTCATAGCCGCAATTTGCGCCTTCAACTTATCGGCCTTACCTTGCGCTTCAATTTGGCCCTCGATCTTGCTGTACATAGCAGGAGCCATTTGTTCCAAGATTGGGTTGCCGCTCATGCCAGCCTGAAGCAGGGACGCCATACGTTCTTGCGGCGTGGTTTCCCGGCCAGGCATAACCGTAGCCTGTGGCCCTGCATATGTAGATGGCTGGGCATTGTTATACACTTGCGGCATAGGCGCTTGCACGGTTGCGGTAGGCGTAGCGTTTCCTTGCATATCTGGAACGCCGCCCACTTGCATCATTTCAGGAGGGCCAGCGGGCGCAACAGGCGTCAATGCAGGGACAGCCGCTTGCTGCCTTGCTTCTTCCACCGACACAGGAGTTTCAAATCTGCTAATGTCTGGGGTCTTGCCTAAATTCTCAATGTAACTAGCCGCTTCCTCACGCGCCGTCTTACGCGCTTCTTTCTCACCCTTTATCGCATCAGCCGCTTGCTTCGCGCCCATGTAGGTTTGCAGCACCTTGGCTAAGGCCGAGAACGGCGAGATAGGGGCCTGTATGCCCTTATAGGACTGGACCTCAATAGGCGCAGCACCTTGAGCCGAAAGGGCCTCAGCAAGCTTCTGACGGCGCTGAAGTTCGGCAATCTGGGACGCTGTATCGGTAAGGGCGATGCTAGAATTTTGCATTTTACTTTTTACCCAAAAAATCGTTTTGAAGCGTGTACCGCGCTCTCATTTTATCAAAATCTACAGCATTTTGAAATGCGCCTTTGGCAGTAGATGTTTCTGACCAATGGGGCGTATTTTCAGGTGCGTTATCTTTAGGAATAAATTTGCTAGCTTGCGATCTAGTAGCAAATTCAAGTGGATTTTTTCCTATTTGATTTGTATCGCCAACGGATATACCCGTATTGCCCATAACCCTGTTCAGGATGGCGTCCTTTTGCCTTGCGCCCATATAAGACTGCAATACCTTGGCAATGGCTTCACCGCCCGACACGGGGGCTTGGATGCCCTTGTAGGACTGGACCTGAATGGGCTCGGCACCAGCGTCCTGCATAGCCTGAGCGCGAGCCATCCGGGCCTGTTCTTCGGGTGTAAGGGCCATACCAGCAAGATTGACGTTTTGGTTAAGCATCACAGGATTCCGTAATTAACCATCTTGAAGCCGTTAGGATGTTCAAGAACAGCTTCTGGCATAATTTGTTCAACTTCCTGAGCAAGCACACCGATCTCGTGCCGATCAAAAATGTCATATTCATAAATGCCAAAGCCGCGCTCATGTGTTCCAATACGTTCGATATTGGACTTAAGGCGAACGTCACTAAACGCCATTGCTGCTGCGCCGCCAAGGCTTGCAAGTCCTTGCATATTAGCATTGGCCGCATTTTGCTTGATGCCATACAAATCCATAGCCGCTTGATTCTGGGCTTGGACGCCTTGAAACACGGGAGCCGCCGCAACATTAGAACCCGTATATTGTTGGAACTGCGGGTTCTGAATTTGCGAACCAGACATGAGGGCCGTAACCTCATTGATGGGTTGATTACGCAAAGCCGTCTGTTGAGCCAAAGATTGTTGCAAGGCGGTATTGCCAAATTGGCCTGATTGTAGGGCTTGGTTATAGCCTTGGTTATTGGCCGACATATCAAGGTTAAGGCCCTGCAATGCCGCTTGGGTCAACAGATCGTTTTGCTGATTGCCTTGGGTACGCATGGCATTGTTGTATGCCTCGCTGCCAGGCGTAATGCCTTGGTTGGCAAGCTGTTGTGCCAATGCTTCTTGCTGTTGCTGAATCTGAGGCTGAAGCCTAGACATGATAGCCGCTTGGCCCGTCATCCCTGCATTGACGGGCATGGCCGCAACGCCAGACGTATCAAGACCCGTTTGTAAATTAGGCAGGTTAGGATTGAACGCCTTGCTTAACGTATCCTGTGCATTTCCAATGCCCGTTTCGCCAAGGTTGGCAAATTGGTTTTGAACGCGCTGTTGCGCCTCTAGCGTGGCTTGGGCTTCGGGCGTAAGCGTTTGAGTTACAGTGGCCTGTGGAACATTACCTGGCGCACCCGTGCTATTCCACGTTACGGTCTGATTGCCGTAAGGACTGATGATATTAGGGTTATTGCTGACATTGCTTTGCGTTGCCGCCTTTTCGTTGGCAATGCCTTGTTCCCGTGCAGCCGCCGCATAATCGGGCGCTGCTGGTGCTTTTGGGCTATGGAAACACATTTTATTCTCCCTCGTATCTATACATTGCGCTGACCAAGCTATAACCAGCGCGATCCATTGCGGCGGGCAACTTATTGTTTACAACAAGATGGGCCGCAAATACATCCTCTATGTTGCAAGCCTGTAAATGCTTTGCAGCGAACCTTAACAGGTTGCTAATTTCATGCGTCCCACGATGTTCAGGCAGCACATAGAAGAATGAATCTGTTGCCGTCAAACATCCAAAGAACGGACAATCGGTAATCCTATAGCCAACATGGCCGCATAGTTTGCCTAGATCGTCACGCATAGTGTAATAGGCAAACTGCCCGGCTTTTTCCAAGGCTTCCACAGCCTTCCAATTGGCCCTAAACTTTTTCTTACCGAAAAGTTCTTCCCAATGCATCGTGACAAACATGGCACATTCGGTTGAGCAATCGACAAACTTTTCATTTGCAAAAATCATATGCCCGCCCATCCTTGTTGGTACACTATGTCGGTCGAAGCCCATTGAACCTCAATGCCGGAACTTAGCGTCTTAAACTGAATGCCGCCGCAATAGCCTATTCCGGTAATGCCAAGCCAGACGTTTGAAACGCTATTGCCAGCACCCCAATAACTATTGTCCCATGTTGCCGTATCCCAACTTGCATAAGAGGTTGGCGTAAACGCAATAGGCGCGGTCGTATCGGAAACATCAAAGTCGATGTTCATGCCAAGCGAAACGCTAGGCGAACCATTAGTATAAAGGCTGGGTCGAGCGCGGGTAAAGTATTTCTTAACGCCGCGATTGCCGAAATAGTTAAACGCTTGGATTGTTTGGGTGGCAATGTTGCTGCCATTGTCCGAAAATGTATTGGTCCAAGCCTTGCCTACAAAACCATCGCCGCCAAAATACGGATCGTCAAAGAAGGTTTCCCAACAAAACGCGCCCCAGCCCGTGAATCGGCACCAAGACTTTGTGATGGTATTCATCACATATTGTTCTTGCTGATTGTCGGCCACGGGGACGTTGATCCAAACCGCATTATTCTTGGCGATATAATAGACCTGCCAACCGACCGCAGCATGGTTGCCGCCGTATGTCGTAGTCGCTTCCGTAATGGCCCCTTGAATCTTGTCAGAGAGGGCTACACGGGGATCAAGCCTAGATGATTGCAGTGACCCCGCCATAGGCATAAGGCCGTCATACGTCAAAATGAGAAGGTCACCGCCCCATTTAAGGGTGCTACGACCGCCAATAGGCGAACCTAACTTCCAGACGCCAATAAGCGACCATGTAGACGCGCTTGCAGGGTCGGTGCCGCTATATAGGATGACTTCGCCTTCGCTCGTTACGAACGCTAAGTTATCGTCAACACCATAGCCCGCATCAAGCGTCCAGGTGTCAATTGCAACAATGTGACCGCCGAAACGGGCAATGGATTGCAGGTTAAGCTGTTGAGCCGCGCCGCCTACCGATGACGTTGGCAAGTACCATGCTGTTAGCGTGTTGCGGTCAATGAACCAAACGCGATTCTTAAACAGGCAAATATTGCCCAGTTTCGTGGTTGTAACGCCCGTAATGTTAATTGCCCCGACACCGGAAATTTGCACCCAAGTTGTACCATCATAAAGCAAGGGCTGATCAGGCGCAGCAATGTTTACGGCATAAAGATAATTGCCGCCGGATGTAGATACGTTGATATAGTTCCATATGCCGCCATTAAGGCCCGTGACCTTGGGTGCACCTACGGCACCGCCATTGCTAACGTCGTAAAGCTTGCCTGTGGACGTTACCGCAAACAGCGTTGAGGTCGTGCCGCCAGAATACGTCATCAGGCTTTGAACCTGGCCGTCTAGGCCAGTCGTGTATCTTTGATAGCCGCCCCGCATCGTAAGGTTTGATACGGTTGGGAACATATTGATCATGGTAACGGCGTCTGCCGGGTCCATATTGGCAAACGAATCTCGTGCGTTCCAACCGCCTATGGGCGCAGGAATCGAGGCAACATTTGCAGTAGTTTGCTGAACCAGTCGGCGCGTATCCATCGTTTAGCGCCCGTAGCCGCTGTCAGGAATATTGTCGTAGCCAATGAGGATGTTGCCCGGTCTTGGCGCAAACGAAAGGTTGGCCGCACTGGTGTCCTGCGCCATAGCCGTTTCAAGCTCTGTAAGATAATCTCGGTAAAGCGCCGTTGTATCAAAGCCCTTGGCTTGGAAATACTTAAGCTTGGTGCTTAAGACCATAACCCGATCTGGATAGATGCAAGTATCGGTATCAAGCGTAAAGCTGTTCTTTACGGTTCCGTTAGCGGCTCTTGCCCATCCCTTGCTACGGTATTCATATCCGAGATATTCGTTGGTGGAATACCCTGGCCAGATTTGAAAATAATCGCCATAGAGACGCCACCGGATACGCGGCCCGGTGCTGATATAACCGCTAAGGAGCCATTCCCATTGCTGGGCGTCTTCAGGGCCAAGCATTTCCCAATGTTTGGACTTGTCCCATTGAGTACGAGGCACAATAGAATCATAATCATCTGGAAGGTCGTATTTTACTTTTTGGAAATAAATGACGCCATCCGTAGCGGTTTCAGTCGAATAGGTAGAAGCCGTCACTTGCGTGGCGGAATCAACGCTTTCGATGAATGTAGCATTAGGGAAGCCGTTGCCTACAATCATGTAGGTGGTGTCAAGACCACTGGTACTTGGAATACCAGTGATCTGACGGGTTACGGTGTCATAGGTTCCTGTGGTCGTTGTATATTCCGTAAAGAAACTGTTGGGCATCGTGAGTGCCCGCCAGTCGCTTTTACGCAATAATTCGTAACCACTAGCGTTCATCAATGCGAGTATTTGGATAACATCCTGATTGGTGTTTCCCGCTACCGAAACTGGCGTTGGGATACCAAGTTCGTTAGTGACCTGCGTCACCAACTGGAGCATCGTACTCGGCATTTGTTTCTTCCTTCTTTGGCCGTCCTGGCCTACGAGGTTCTTCTGCCTTAACGGCTTGAGGCAATTGAGCCATAAGCAGGGCCATTTGGGACTTTAGTTCATCAAGTTCGCTGCGGGTCTTTTCAAGTTCGGAATTGCTTTCGGTCCTATTCTTGGCCGAAAGATATTGCCTAGCCCGTTCCCGCATACCAAAGCCACCCATACCAACACGCTGCATTTGAGCGTCAGAGGCAGTAGCAATTTGTTCCACCGTTTGGAACTTAAGAATATGCATTTCAGACATTTGCATATGGTTAAATTCTTTGGGTTGATCTTCATTCCACTTTTCTAAAGGCGTACCGATAAAGGCGGCGCCGGAGTTTTTAGATTGGAAATGTAGCCATTGGCGGGCAAACCGAGTCTTATGATCTTCCCGCAGGGGCTGTTCTACAATGTTTGTCTTGTCGCCTGGATTCATAATCCTAACAAAAATTGACCCCGGATAATCAGAGTCATAATTGTTTTCGTAAAACTCCACCATCATGAAGGAGTCGGCGTTAGAAACATCGCTATCCAAATTCATACATTACGCTCCGAGAAGGGAGACCCAGGTTGTATCGCTGGTTCCCCAGAAAATGCGACGCTTAGTGGTCGCAATAGCAACGGATGCAGCACCGTCAATGGTGGACCCGGTAGGCGGATAAACCGTCAAAGAACTTGCACCGTTATTGGCAACAACCATACTTGCGCCATTTTCGGTTTGCAGCAACTTAACGCCAGTAGAAGCGGCAGTGGTGCTAACAACGTTATATGAAGTTGAAAGCTGAAGCGCGGTAGCGGCAGTGGTGCCAGTGGCCGTAAGGCCAACGGTGGCCGTTCCAGCAATGGATTGCGTAGCAAGGGGCGAAATACCTGAACCCAAGACGCGAGAAGGAATAGTCATGTTAAACCCCTTTCCGAGGGAGATAAGAAACGGGGGGCAACCCCTAAAGACCGCCCCCCATTAATTATTACAAGGGCGATGTGGTCTTATAGAC